GGTTCAATTTTGTGGTGGGCATTGCAAGACGAAAGGAGCGCATCCAGAACTCTCTATCGACCTACGCAATATACACGGACAAAGGAACGCGCTCTGTAACCAGCATAAATCTGGGAACCTGCACGGCGACAAGCATTCTCACGGATATATCGAGGGGCTACGCAGACGTTACGGCCAAGGCATTGTGGATTACCTGGAAAGCTATCATCCCCCGGCTAACTGGACGTGCGAAGACTTGATCACGATACGGAAAGAGTACAGGGCGGAAATCAGGCGGCTTGAAAAGGGCCTTCCCCCTTCAAGAGATTGGCGGGCATTGCCGTGATCGCAGGCTTAGAACACTATGAGGAGTATAGAAATTGGTTGATTTAAGCGTAGACGCCCTTGCAGAGTCCCTCAACATGCACGGATGGGGTTACTGGGCATCCCATACTGACGAAAGCCTTAAAGTTTATCGAGAATGTACTTAGACAAAGACGTGCCCTTCGCCCTGGCAAGTTCTGACAAATCATCCTTGCGCTTTTGTGTGCATCTTAGAGCAATCATAGCATTTTTAGCTTTATCGCCCTTAGACGCGCTCCGGTTTCCTGTGTTGCCGTGAGTTTTTTTCATGCGGCATCACCAGTCTTTGCGTCTACGATGGCGAAAAAGTCCTCTACCCGACTGCCGTCACTGCCGAGCTCGGTGCCGCCCAGCGCCAGGTTCGCTGCTTTACCTTCAGCTATGGCTTCAGCCAAGGCTGACTCAGCCGCTGCCACGGTATCGAAAGTATCCCCGAAAGGGCCGTTGACCAAGTCTGCTATTTTGTAAGTTTTCATAATATAGCGCTCCTGTATAATTGCTTATAATTCAATTGGTTAATCTGGGCGGAAACTTTCCGCCCAGATGCTCAGACCCTTATATAAGCGCGTTTGATGTGACTTGATAGTCAGAATATTCAAGGGCTTCTTTAAGAATTTCGCCCCCGCGCCCTGCATCTGAGGCCCAGAAAAACCAATGGCTGTCTCTTTTCTCGCCGCCCAGGTTGCTGAACCCTTGCTCCATAGAATCAGAGTCGTCAGCGAAAACTTTATATCCATCTACGGTTTTAGTCATAATTGCTTTTTTCATCTTCTTGCTCCGTTGTTTTAGTCAGTAAGTACAGTGTATAACAGAACATATGATATGTCAAACAAATTATCTGTATATTTTCATGCCCCCGGCGCAGCAAAACAGGTCAAGGGATTTAGGCCGGGCGTCAAGCATAAAACACACATATCCCCCTTTTTTTGGAAAATAGCTTGACACTGCGTGCGCGTGTACACACAATAACGTGGCAATTGGCGCGCTTCGGCAAGGATATCCTACATGGCGGGTAGTTTAGAAGGACCGGCCTGGGTAGAACGCAGGCTCGGTGAGCACGGAAAGGAAATAACCGGCCTTCGGATTACATCCAAGCTCAATGAACAGGCAATCACATCACTACATGGCGAACACCAACGCCTGACCACATCCATGGCCAACAACCACACTGCGGTTATGACCAGCATTTCAGAGCTATCCGGCAAAGTTCAATTTGTAAACGACGATAGGAACATCAAAGAAGGCATGAAGCGCCAGAGAACGCAATCATCAATAGAGTTTAAATGGGTGGTGGCCACACTGCTTGGGGTCTTTGGTCTGATTATTGCTTACTACGCGAGTTATGCTTGAATCCCTACTTCCCATCCTCTTATCCCTCTGCTTACAGCATCCACAATGGAATTGCGAGATCGAAGCTATGAGAGCCGCGCACCTCAAAAACTACGTTATTGCGCCTACTTTGCTGAAATTGGCCGAGTATGACGAAAGGATGAATTCCGAGAGCGCCAACATCCTGATGATGGGTATAGCGGCCCAGGAATCAGACCTCTGGTACAACCTTGTCCAGCTTGGCGGTGGTCCGGCACTTGGCGGCAATGGTATAGAGCCTGCGACCCATGCGGATACATGGCGATACTTGAACAGATCAGACAAGTGGGCCTTGCGCGAAATCGTGCTGGGGCTAGTGCCCGACGAAGCGGTAACCATAGATTCCGATGGCAATTACTCTGTCGATGATAATCAACTAATCGGAAACATGCCCTACAACACAGCGATAGCCAGGATTCGCTTGTGGTATGTGCCTGAATCTCTGCCTCCACCGGATGATATTGAAGCCATTGGAGGCTACTACAAGCGTTTCTACAATTCATCAGGCGGCGCAGGCACAGTAGATGGGTTCGTAAAAAAATATAACAGGTTAGTGGCAGACAAGTGACGCGTTATGGCCAAAACATCTCTCGAGAGCATAGGCAAAAAAGCCAAGGCCATCGGCTACATAATCGGAGTCATGGTTACAGTGATTACTGTGGTATGGGCAGGACTAACCGTTTATTTTGCCAGCCAGTCGGATCTTGATTCTTTGGAAACCACAGTAGCGATCACGGAAATCACTGATCTACAAGATGAACTGGATACCAAGGAAGAAAGAATCTCATTTTTAAAGTCTCGCACAACTCTGACGCAGGAAGAAAGAAGCGAGCTTTTTGAGCTTGAGCAGACCCACGAAAGAAACCTACAGACCCTGAAAGTACTACAGGAATCTCAAGCACTGGATGCGTCACAATGATGAAGGGATATTTTAAGAACACCTGGCCCTTGATTCTGGGCGGAGTCCTAATTCTGGGCGGAGTCCTGTTTATTGTCGCTGTGGCGGCGTTTATAGCAGCTTAATACACGATCACAACGGCTTTGGAGTCAACACAATAGGAGCAACATCATGGCAACAGCAAAAGCAAAAGCAGCAGTATCAAAACCATTCTGGCAGTCACGCACGATAATCGCCAACGTAGTAGGCGCAGCGGCCACTCTCGCAGGCGTATTCGGCATGGACTTAGGGCTTGACCCTGACACCCAGGCACAGCTTGTAGCGGGCATTATGGTGGTGATTAACATCGTATTGCGCCTTGTCACTCACAAATCTATCGCATGACAGGCTCCCCGCTTATTAAAGAGGTTTTATGAAAAACATTATTGTTAAAGCAGTACTCGTTATCTCAATTATTCTGTTATCAAGTTGTTCGCAGACAATGCAGGTACTTGACGGGGCTACTCATGCCTGCGGAGTCTTGCACGTGGAAGGCTATTTCACGGACACCCAGGGTGAAGTAAGGATAATGAAACTTCCTGGAGAATGGAATGTGGAACAAGCCCTTCAATTCTGCCCTTGATAGTGAATTGCGCAAGCCCCGTAAGTGACGCGTGCGGCTGGCTTGAAGTGATTCAGCCCGCCCCTGGCTTTGAAGATCGTTGGACAAGGGCAGAGAAAGAGCAGGCTGTAGTCCATAACCGCAACGTCGAGCAGTTTTGCCGATAGCTATGGAAGAAAGAATATCTCAATATATCCAGATTGGCGATTTTGTCATAGTAAGGCACGATGAAAACAGCTTATGGATAGAGACTGAAGGCGGGGAAGGTGGCCAATTCCCTGAAAGCGATATTGAGGCATTGATAAAACAATATTACGCTGACAATTTCTGATTATAGAGCAAAAGGAACAGGAGCCATGAAACCTAAACAGAAAAGCAAAGCCAAAGCAGACTACAAGGCCAAGTTGGATTCTTTAATGAAAGGACTTCTTATTCCCAACCATGATATATGGATGTTACAATCCCCTGAATCCTTTGAAATGCTCGGTGTATTAATATCCATGAAAGCCAGCCAAGCCCCGGTAGACGCTATTCAGAGAGTAGAGAAGCGCCTTGAATACCTGCTTACCGGCAAGGATGAAAAGAAGTCAGATCAACCCAAGTTAATCATGCTCCATTAGTCAGGACAATCAATGCCAGCCGGAAGACCCACTGATTACACGCCCGAACTAGCAGACATGATCTGTTCCAGGATAGCTGAAGGCGAATCCATGAGATCAATTTCCCGTGACGAATCAATGCCTTGCATGACTACGCTATTCAAGTGGCTGAGAGAAATCCCAGAGTTTACGCAGCAATACAATGCTGGCAAGGAGCAATGTCATAGTGCATGGTTCGAGGACATTAACGATATTAGTGATAATCAGGTAGGAAACCCTGTTCTCGACAATGACGGAAAGCCCCTGATTCTTGACGGTAAGCCGGTAATGGTAGTAGATGGCCCGGCTGTCAATCACGCTAGGCTGCGCGTAGACTCAAGGAAATGGGCGCTTTCAAAGCTGATGCCCAAGAAGTACGGTGACTACAAGCAGATTGAGCATTCAGGTGAGTTAGGATTACGTAACATACCCGATGACAAGCTGGATGATGAGATAGCCACCCTGCTCAGTGACAATAAGCCCTGATATATCCCCTCCTGGCACCATATCCCTCTAATTGTATTGCATTAATGGCGCGACTTCTGGTATTCTATTGCATACATGAGCAATAGTTTAAGTCAGAAAGTAAAGGAAATGGGCGCTCCTTCCGTGAGGTGGGTTGCTCAGATGTGGGGCGTGAATGAAAGCACCTTGTATCGGTGGTGGTCTGCTGGTGGTCAGAAGTCAGATAGGCTTGAGATTATCGTAGCGGGCTGTGTAAAACTGTATGGAGGGAAGGATGAAGCGTAGACAATTCCTAAGAGCCGCAAGTGCTGCCTTAATCCTGCCTGCTATTGTCCGGGCTGAGAGCATTATGCGGGTCAAGCCGTTTGTTACTCTTGATGAAGTAGGAGATGGGATGCCCCTGTATTCAATTACTCATCCGAAAGGCAATTACCTCTGGCCATACAGAGATCTATCTGATTGATTAGCCCAGACTACTCCAAGCTAACCCCGGAGAAGAAGCGCCGGGCTATTGAGTTGCTTCAGGAGAAGGTCAGGCGCAAGCGAGAGAACTTCGTTGACTTCTACCAGCCCAACAAGAAGCAGGCTGAATTCCACAAGATGGGCAATTACTACGCCCAGCGATGCTTTATGGCTGGCAACCAACTCGGCAAGTCTCTATCTGGGGCGGCTGAGTACGCCTATCATTTAAGCGGCGAGTATCCTGACTGGTGGCAGGGATTGAGGTTTAGCAAGCCTGTATTGGCTTGGGCGTGTGGTGTAACCCCTCAAGAAATCCGGGATTCTATCCAGCTGCTACTGTGCGGGAGTCTTGAGAAGAACGAGATCGGTTACGGTACGATCAAGAACGACCAGATTCACTCCATTCAGAGAGCAATGGGAACCCCCAACTGCCTTGATTACATCATGGTCAAGCATAAGTCCGGTGGTCTGAGTGTGTGTCGGTTCAAAGCCTATTCGCAGGGTAGGCAGAAGTTCCAGGCATCCACCATTGATATTGTCTGGTTCGATGAAGAGCCGCCCGAAGAGATATACTCAGAGGGTCTGACCCGTACCAACAACGGGCAGTTTGGCCCTACATCCCTGCTGACCTATACCCCGCTATTGGGCATGACCAACCTCACCCACAAGTTCGAAGTTGCTCCGTCTGAGGAACAGGTATTGATTCGGATGGGCATTGCAGATGTAGACCACTACTCTGAAGAGCGCAAGAAGCAGATCATTGATGCTTATCCTGAACATGAACGTGAGGCCAGAAAAAACGGCATACCCATCCTTGGCTCAGGCCGTGTATTCCCTGTTCTTGAGGAGGCTATCAAGTGGGAACCCCACGCAATCCCCAAGTTCTGGGCGCAGATTATCGGGATGGACTTTGGTTACGACCATCCCCAGGCGTTTGTGCATGGTGTTTGGGATAGGGATACGGATATTATTTACATCACCAAGGGCTGGAAGCAGTCTCAATGTTCCCCTGTTAATGCGGCTGGTGTGATAAAGCCGTGGGGTGACTGGATACCTGTAGCGTGGCCCCACGATGGCAAGCAGCATGATAAGGGCGGGTCCAATGAGGAATTGGCAAGCCAGTATCGCAATGCCGGATTGAATATGTATCACACTCACGCCACCCATGAAGGCGGCGGGTATGGTACAGAGGCGGGTATTACTGCTATGATAGAGCGATTCCAGTCAGGCAGGCTCAAGGTAAACAAATACTTTGAAGAATGGTTTGAAGAATATAGGATTTACCACCGTAAGGATGGCCTGATAGTTAAAGAGCGGGATGATTTAATGAGCGCCACCCGGCAACTGATTATGATGCTTCGTATAGCAGAGACAGAACCCTTTGATGAAGAAGATTACATTCCCCCCCGCAATCAGAATGCCCCGCTAGGATGGTCATGAAGAATATTAAAGATTCATCTCCAAACAAAGACCTGATTGCCATGCTTGAGAATGATTTAGAGCGCGCCAAGAAAGGAGAAATCAGGACGATGGTTGCTCTGTATGGATGGGATGATGATAGTTGGACACATTCTTGGGTTATGGATACAAGAAATACAAGGCTAAGACTGCTCGGTGCTTTATCCCAATTGGTTTTTGATGTCCATACGAACAATGCCATGGATGATGAAGAGTCTATGCTTTCAAGGGCATTAGATGAAAACTAAGGCTCCCGGCAAAGTCAGCGATCTAGTATCCCACATCAGGGAAAGAAACCTGGTCCCCGCAATTCTGGATATGGAAGAGGGTGAGGATATCCTTGCCAAGATAGCTGAACGGGTTATCGAGGACAGGAAGGCTGACAAGACATCGATGGAGGGATGGGAGAAATTCCTTGAGGCTGGCCGGAAGCTGATGCGCCAAGACCTTGAGCCCCTGTCTGATCCATGGGAGGGTGCGGCTAACTTCAAGTCACCGGGTATGCTGGAAGCCTGTCTCAAGTTCGGGGATAGGGCGGTAGCCACCCTGCTCAAGGGAAGGGACTTGGTCAAGTATGACGTTATCGGGCAAGACCCTGAGCGTGAGAAGGGCAGGCGCGGCGAGAACATCACCACCCACATGAACTACCAGTTGAACTACGAGATGAAGACATGGCGGGATGACCATGACCGTAATCTGTATATCCTTCCGTCTGATGGCGCCAGCTTCAAATACACCTACTTCGACCAGGGACTAGGCGCTAATGTCAGTGAGTTAATCCGCTGGCCTGACTTCTCTGTCAACCAAGCCAACACCAACATGGAAACATGCCGGTCCTTTACGATAGACCGTGAGTACACCCAGAGTCTTGTGCTATCCCGGCAGCGTGAGGGTATCTGGCACGAATACGAAGACATGGAGATGATCGGCACTGAAACCCAGACTGAGCAACGGGAGGAGTCTGAATCAGATGAGATATTCTACATTCAGCAGATGTTCTATGACCTTGATGATGATGGGTATGAAGAACCTTATCTGGTCACGGTACACAGTACGTCCGCCAAGGTGATGCGGATAACTGCCCGATACGAAGAAGACAACATTGTAGTCAAGACCCCGAATGGCAAGGTAGTTACCTTTGACCGTGTGCTTGATGGTGAGGATGACTTGGGGTTCGAAGTGACCGGCGATAAAGAAACCGACATGAAGAACAGCAAGATTAGCCAGTGTGATCTGGTCAGGATCGAGCCGATTAACTACATTACTGATTACTCCCTGATTCCTGGTGATCTGATACCGTTTGAAAAAGAGGGATCGTTCCTTGGGATTGGATATGTTCACTTGCTGGCTGGTCTTACCCAAGCCATTAACTCTACCTCCAACGTTATTCTGAACTCTGGCAAGCTGAAGAGTACGCCCGGAGGATTCTTAGCCAAGAACTTCAGGAAGGCCAAAGGCACACTCCAGTACGTTATGGGCCAGTTCATCACAACCCTGATGAGTCCTGATGAGTTACAGAATTCAGTGCGTGAGTTTCAATGGCCCGATGTAGGCGAGGGTTACTTCCTGTTCAATGACAAGATGCGGGCTGAGATCGAGCGGTTGGCGGCGAGTGCTGACCTGACTGATGCGATAGGAGCCAATGCGCCGGCCACGACTATGCTGGGTATGGTGCAAGAACAGCTTATGCCTTTGTCAGCGATCATGTTGAGGATATACCGGAGTGAGAAGCGGGAGTTTATCAAGCTGGCTGATTTGAACCGCAAGTATACTGACCCGGTTGTTTACAAGGATTTGCTGGGTGATGAAGCGGATTACATGGATGATTACGGGATGAAGGGACTGGATGTTATGCCAGCTTCTAATCCGGAGATGACCAGCCGCATACAGAACATACTCCAGTCCAATTCCGTGATGGCGGTATCTGATAGAATACTCCAGTCAGGGGGTGATCCTATCCCGGTGTTGAAGCGGCACCTTGAGGACCTGGGTGTTGATTACATTAGCGAGATATTCCCTGAAGAGAAGAAAGAGAATCCCCAGCTTGATGCCATGAGGGAGGCTACCCGGATAGAGGGTGAGCTTGCACAGGGTCAGTTGGCAGTATTGCAGGGCGAGTTGAAGAACGAAAGAATGAAGACAGCTATCTCCAAAGCTAAGTCAATAGCCGAGATTAAAGAAATAGAATCCAAGATGATTCTAAACCTTGAAAAAGCCGAGTCAGAAGAATCGAAGAACATGATAGACAAGTACACAAAAGAAGTGAGGAATTTAGTTACTTCAATTCAAGACAGTAAAGACGACAACGAAGCGAAGCATCAAGAGTTAATGAAATCAATGACCGGGGAGTAGTTCTCCGAGGAGTCACCAGTGAAGCAATTAGAAGAATTGTCCGAGAAGCTGGACAAGGCGCAGGACCGTATTACCGAGGGAAGGGAAATCTCCGCAGAACACCTTGCTGAATGGAAACAGCATCCCATCACCCAATTACTCTCTATCTATGTAGCGTATCACCAAATTGACGAATTGAGTCTTATCGCCAAGGGCGGGATTGACGCTGAGAGTTATGCGTATTCCACTGGCGTTATCGATGCATGTGAAGATTTACTAACATGGGAACCGGAGATGAAAGATGAAGCCTGAAGGTGCAATGGAGTTTCCAATAGGCTGTGACTTGGCTCAATTCTCTGCCGAGGATGCGTTGGAGAAAATGGGCATAGATTGCAGAACATTTACAAGCAAACTGCCGGAGATATATGCCATTATCTGCCTAAAGGTTGCGTCTCAGCAGGTTGGGCACGCAAAGATGGTAGCTGATAGGTTGTGGGCGCCAAGCAAGTTACAGGTAATGCTCGACATTGATTTCGGCTATGAGCCAGACGAATGGAGCATTTCCCTAATCACTTACGAGGGCGGCAAAACACAAACAAAGACAGTATGGAGTCCCGGAGCATGAGCGAATTAGTACCTGTTGGACATTATGTATTAGTTGAAGACCTGCCCGTTGAGGAAACCAGCGAAGGCGGAATTATCTTGCATTCAGAGTCCGAGAAGAAGCGGGAGGAGAAAGGTCAGGAGATGGGACGTATCATTGCCTTTGGCCCTATAGCCTACAAGGATTACAAGGGCTGTAGTTGTCCCGGAGATTGGGGAGTAGAGGTCGGTGATGTAGTGGAATATTCAGGACGGTACGAGGGCAAAGAGTCTGCCTTCTGTCGTGAGCATAGAGTGGGCGATGAACGCCGACTGCGGTTAATCGCAGATTCATCAATAGTGAGCAAGCTGGAGGAATAGTTATGGCTGAAGAAGGATTGGAAGCGAATGTAGAAGGCCCGGAGTTGGGTGATGAAGACCTGACCCCTGTCGTTGAAGAACCTGTGGTTGATGAACCTGATGGGCTGACTGACCTTGAGCGGGAGCAGATGAAGCATGGATGGAAGCCCAAAGACCAGTTGGATAACCCTGATGATTATGTATCGGCCGAAAGGTACAAGAAGACTGGTGAGCTGATCACCAAGGCGAACACCCTGGAATCAAAGCTGAAGACAGTTGAGAAGGACTTTAGCCAGCGCCTTGAGAATGCCACGATGTTCGTCACAGCCCAGAATGTCTTGCTGAAGGAGCAGTTGAACAAGCAGCGCCGGGAGATGATCAAGGAGGGTGATGTCGAGGGTGTTGAGGCCATAGACAAGCAGATAGCCACTATCCCTGATGAATCCAAGCCGGAGGTTAAGGACGACAAGACGGAAAAGGCACTGCTTCTTGAGTGGAACGAGAACAACCCTTGGATATTCGATTCAAGCAGCGCAAAGGCCAAGTTTGCTACGAATAGCTACAATGTGGCCGTGAACGTGAAGGGGTTAAGCGCGGCGGAGGCCATAGCCTACGTGGATGAAAAGCTGGCTGATAAGTTCCCTGATAAACCTGTGGATGTGAATCAAAGGCGCAATGAGCCAGGTTTGGGTGATGCTGGCGGCAAGCCCAAGGGCGGCGGTAGTAACAAGAAAACTATCCCTAAATCCCAATGGACACACGAAGAGGCGTCGGTGGCCCAAAGCCTTGAGCAGCAAGGATATACAGAAGCCGAAATCAATCAGATGGTTATAGACAGCAGGAGCATGACATGAACGCGAGAGAGCCAAGATCACCAATACCTGAAGGGTCAGTCGTAGAACAGGATGTTCCACGTGAAACATTGCCTGCCAAGAAGAAGCCGGGACCGAAGCCTAAAAAGAAAGTCGATCGGGAGATGAAGACCGAGCCGAGGCAGGAGAAGTCAGATCCGAGAGAATCAGAAACACGTGACGAGTCTTTATCTATGGCTGAAAAGCGGGCTACCCGTATTCCATTGGGCCGGAATTCCCGCCTTGATGCTATCGCTAATCCTTACCGGAAGCCGGATATCTACTTACGATTCGTGCTTGACAAGCCTGGTCGCCTTGAAACATACTTGTCAGCAAGTTATGAATTCGTGCTGGACGCAAGTGGAAAGCACGTAACATTTCCGTCAGGGGCAAGTCATTTACATCTAATGAAGCTGCCACTAGAATTTAGAGAAGCTGATTTGGCAGAACGTGAGAGTCAGAACGAAGCCAGATTAGGGAAAGAGATTAGGATCGGTGCGGATGAGTATTCGCCGGAGGACAAGGCTGTAGCCTTGACTCAGACAGGTACTTTCCAGCCGAGTAACTAGTAAATTCAATCAGCGGATAGTCAGCCGTTATTTGATTGTGAACTTGTGCAATTAACTAATGGAGGGCTATCTTATGGCCGGATTTGAACTAGCAGGAAATCAATCCTCTGGTGACTTTACGGGCGCATTGCGAAGGTTTGACATACCTTCCGATAATGCAGCCCGTCTAGCTAAGGGGGATGTGGTCACTCTCACGGGTGATTCAAACATCGTAGACGGTGAAGCAGAGATCGTCAAAGCATCCCAAGGCACACGAATAGCTGGAGTCATCCAGTCTTTCGCGCCTGATATCGCTAATGAAGCATTTACCGACACCGGAATCGCTGCAAACACCGCAGGCAAGGCTTTTGTCGCTATCGACAAGAACGTGCTGTTTGAGGTTGAGTGTGATGAAACTCTGGCGGCGGCTGATGCTGGCCTGAACGCTGACGCAGTAATAACGGCGGCAACCCAAAGCGGCGGACTGACCATATCCAATATGTCTCTGGATTCGTCTACCAAATCAACAACCGCAACGCTTCATTTCAAAATCCATCAACTCCTTCTGGGCGCTACTACTGGAACCCTGGGCGATCGTGCCTTGGTTTCCATTAACGGTAGCTTCCTGCAAGGCGATATCACAGGGGTATAACTATGACTGTTTCAACTGGCAATATACCCCGTCTATTACTTCAGGGTATCAACAAAACCTACGACCGGGATTACAATGCGCATGTCACCGAATGGGACAAGCTGTTTGATTCCGCGCCATCATCCAAAGCCTACGAACTTGACGTTCAGGTAGAAGGGCTGGGCCTGCTGGAGCAGAAGGCTGAAGGCACTGACACTGCTTTCGAAGACTTCTCTCAGGGCTTTACGCCGAAGTATCCTAACCTGTCCTATGCCAAAGGGTTCATTATGACCCATGAGGCTATCCAGGATAATCTGTATGACAAGGGCTATGCGAAAGCATCCTCTCTTGCTCGTAGTGCGCAGGTTACCAAGGAGATCGTTCACGCCAACATCCTGAACCGTGGATTTAACACGGGTTATGTGATGTCGGGAGGTGATGGTCTACCCCTGCTTTCAACGGCACATATCCTTGGCCCGTCTGGTGCGACATACGCCAATCGGCCCACAACGGATGTGGACCTGTCCGAAGCCTCTCTGGAAGACATGCTGATTCTTATCGGCAAGGCTACAGATGCCAAAGGTTTGCAGATTGCACTGAGAGCATTGAATCTGGTGGTTCCGGTTGACTTGGAGTTTGAAGCGACTCGCATTATGAAGTCGAGTCTCCAGTCTGGCTCCGCTAACAACGACCTGAACGCGATCAAGGAAACTGGCGCATTCTCCAAGGGTCTGCTGGTCAATCACTACCTGACTGATGTTGATGCCTGGTTTGTGAAGACAGACGCTCCCCGTGGACTGCGACACTTTGTTCGTGAGAAAGCCATGTTTGATCAGGACAAAGCCTTCGTATCCAAGAATGCACGATTCAGTGTGTTCGAACGGTATGCTGGCGGCTGGTCAGACCCGCATGGTCTTTACGGCAGCCAGGGTGGATGATAAGTCCAACTAAATCAAGGGGTTAGATATCTAGCCCCTTTTTAAACTGTAAGAATTCTGAGAAGACCCCAACGGGGTTTACAGGAGAAGCAAAATGGCTTTAGGCGATAAACTTTCAAACTACCCCAATGGATTCACCAACGGCGTGACTATTCGTGGTCTGCCTGTTCAGGTGGTTCATCCGGGCAAAGCATTTTATGTTAATAAATCCGGTGGTACGCTGGCTTATGGTCAGCAGAGTACGGGATCAAACAGCAATAAAGGCACACTCCAGGCTCCGTTTGCCACGATTGATAAAGCGATTAACTCATGTGTGGCATCCCGTGGTGATGTGATCTATGTTCTACCAGGGCATGCTGAGACGGTTGCTGATGCAACAACATTGGTCCCTGATGTAGCGGGTGTCGCTATCGTTGGTCTTGGTGCTGGTGCGCTCCGACCGACTATTTCCATGTCTGCCGTAGCATCCAGCATTATTCTGTCGGCGCCCAATGTCACTATCCAGAATCTTTTAATCAAAACTGAACATGACAACACTATTGTTGTTGAGGTTACTGCTGCTGATTGCGCGATTGTTGATTGTGAATTCAGGGCCAGGACAGCGGCTACTGCGCGCCAATGGGTGAATTGCATCGATATTGGTGGTGCTTCTGCTAACGATTGTGACCGGACTTTGGTTTCAGGCTGTAAATTTACATCTCCTGATGTGGGTGCTACTGATGCGATTGTACTCAGTGAAGTCTGCGAAGGTGTTGTTATTGAGAAATGTAATGTCTTTGGTGATTTCTCTGTTGCACCTATCCACAATCCCACAGGTAAAGTGTGTACTAATCTGACTGTCAGTGATTGCACATTGATGCAATTACAGGCGGCTGATTTGGCGCTTGAACTGGTATCAGCTTGCACTGGAAACCTTATCCGCAACTTCTACGGAAGCGGGGTTGCCGGTATTGGGGGTGTTGACCCCGGCTCATGCAGAAGTTATGAGTGCTTTGCTACAGATGCAGTTGATGTATCTGGCGCACTTGCCCCAACAATCACAACCTAATTTAACACCGGAGAACGGCAATGGATAAATGGTTTTTAGATCAAGCAAGATTGGGAAATATGTACCATGCCTGTAGTGCTGGTGCTGTTACTCTTTCAACGGTAAGCAAAACCTGTACTGGACTGGCCCTGTCAAACCCCTACGGGTCTGGCAAGAAACTGGTAGTAGCGAAGATTTCTTTCGCTCCTTCCACGGCTCCGGCTGGTGCGTCTGTAGTGGGTATTGCAACAAGTACCTCTATCGGCACAACCCAGAACACGCACACAACCCCGATGGTTGTGCATAATGCTTTGCTGTCTGGTGGTGATAACAATCAGGCCAAGGGCAAGGTGGATGCGTCTGCTACTCTGATTGCAACCCCGTTATGGCTGCGCCCGTTGGGGTCTGTGGTAGCCGCGAGCTCAATCACCCCGACCAAGTACGAAGATGAAACCGATGGCGAGATCATTCTGGTGCCGGGTACTGACATATCCCTGTCATACCTGACTACCGCTGCAATTGGTATTGCTTCAGTAACATGGGTTGAAATTGACGAGAACGCCACAGTATGAGCGTAACAATCACCAAGCTGGTCGATGGTGAAAGAAACAAGGTGTTTCATGTCTTTATTGATGGGACAGGGACCGACCTTGCGGATGAGGTACTTGTTGACACCGGAGAACTGCTGACGTTTGAAGGTGTCACATGGACGCTTGACGGGTTTGTCGGGATATTGAAGTTTGAGTATCTTGTTGATGACACGCTTGTATGGGTACTGCCTCGCGATGCCGGACCCACGGTGTGCTTCAGGGACTTTGGTGGTTTGAAAGATAGATCGCCTGCCCTTGATGCCACTGGCCGGGTATTGCTTGACACGATTGGCATAGGTTCACAGAAAGGGTCTTTAATACTAAAACTGAGGAAATAATCCGATGGCTGATTATTTGGTCATAGATGAAATCTCAGGGTTTAAAGAGCTTCGTTCTGAGTGCCGTATTAACTGGAAGGGCCAGATGGTTCACGCCAGAAACTTTGAGCCACGGCATCCTCAAGATATAGTCGATATCCCTGAAGACGACTCCTCTGTAAAAGACGCTCGCCCTCGCCAGACTGACCGCTACCCCATAATCACGGCGGATGACTTATGAGCACCAGCGGCACCTACACCATTACAAACACAGCCCAGGACATTGTAACCAGTGCGTTACAGGTCTGTGGTGCTGTTGATGTTGACCAGCCCCTTGAAACGATAGACCTCAACACCGGACTGAACGATCTTAATCGGCTTGTAAAATATTTACAATCCAGGGGCGCTAATCTGTGGAAAGAAACAGAGGGCGTGTTGTTTCTGGATGAAGGCAAGACTTCGTATCGGCTTGGCCCCTCTGGGGATGAGTGCTGTGATTATGATGATTTCGTAGCCACCACGACAGATGCAGCCGAGGCATTGGGTCAGACTATCATCAGCGTTACCTCAACCACAGGATTTACCAATAGCGATAATATTGGTATTGAGTTGGATGATGGTACTCGGCATTGGACAACCATATCCTCCTTTGTCGCTAACGACACCGTTACCATAGCGGTAGCATTACCCTCTGCTGCGGCATCCGGCAATTCTGTTTACGTCTTCACCAGCTTAATCCCAAGACCTTTGATGATTCTGGATAATGCCAGATTTCAAGAGACTCAGAGCGGCAATGAAATACAGATAAACCGCTGGTCCAAGTCCCGATACATGAATCAGCCTGATAAGACTTCTACCGGTAGCGTGGTGAGTGATATCTATCAGCCGCTTTTAACCAACGGGATATATTACGTCTGGCAGCCCGCCAGCAATGTCAAGTCGGTGGTCAAGTTTACCTATTACAAACCCATTGAAATATTCAGCAATACAGCCAACAACCCTGACTTCCCGGCTGAGTGGTTTATGCCGTTGATATATTCGCTGGCCGTGTCGTTGGCCCCACAGTATCGGGTAGATGCCGAGCAATTCCAGATAATCCGCAGTTTGCGGGATGAATACATGGCTGATGTTGAGGGCTTTGACACTGAGCAGGCGGCGCTTCAGGTTGTACCGGGATGAAATCCAGAGTCGAGTTATTAATACAGACAGGGTTCTATCAACTGCGAAGCCTACCACTGGCGAGGAAGCGTTGCATTAATATGTATCCGCAAGTCTCACAAGATTCTACTTTCAGCAAGATATCGCTGCTTGGATGCCCTGGTATTGCTGTGTTCAAGGATACAGGATTGGATGGTGTCTCACGGGGCAAGATCGTGGCCGGCGGTGTTCCCTACTACGTTATCGGGACCAACTTCGTCTCGCTTGCGTCTGATGGGACTGTGACAAACCACGGCACTGTTACAGGAACTTCAAATGTATCAATGTCTTACAACACCAAGACCATAGCGATAGTCGTACCTGATGGGAATAGCTATTTCTTTACCGTGTCGGGTGCTACGTTTGCTCAGATTACGGACGCTTCTTTCGTAGCCTATGGGCAGGTCACTACGGTTAATTACAAGAAGGGATTCTTTGTTTTCACCACCAGCACACAGTTCTTTTCATCATCTCACTACGATACGAACAACGGGCAAAACTTTGATGCGCTGGACTTTGATACTGAAGATAACGACACGGACAATATAACAGCGACATTTACCAGCCATGACCTACTGTATGTGCTGGGCGAAGAGACTACGGCGGTTTTTGACAACATCACCACTACTCTATTCCCTTTTAATGAGATTATTGGGGCAAGCCTTGAGGTTGGATGTACCGCGAGGGATTCATTAATCAAGTTCAATGAGGACTTCCTGTTTGTCGGTGGGGGTAAGAATGAAAACCCCGGCGTGTGGCGAGTGACTAATTCTCAGGCCAACCGGATATCTACCGATTCGATAGAACACATATTAACCAAAGTGACAGCCGCCCAGCTTGCCGCTACCGTGGCCGACAGTTATTCGATTGATGGCCATGTGTTTGCCGCGTTTACGGTTGGGCCTTATACCCTGGAGTATGATGATACGTCTTCCGCAGTAGCCGGTGCCCCTATCTGGCATGAAAGGCAATCAGGCTTTACCAATGGCGAGACTAACAATCGATGGCGTGGTCAGCATATCTGCAAAGCCTATGGCAAGTTGTTAATCGGGGATGCGAATTCTTCAAGCATTGGGTATTTGGACATGGATACCTATACCGAGTTTGGGTCAAATATAGAAAGGGTTATTATCTCCCAGCCGATTGATGAGAAGGGTTCGCCCATATTCCAGAGTAAGATTGAGATGTTTATCGAGTCTGGCGTGGGAAATGCTGCATCGACAGACCCGGTTTGGTTGTTCTCGTATAGTGATGATGGGAAGACATGGAGCAATCCGATTCAGCGTCTTATGGGCAAGGTGGGCGAGTATACTAAACGTCTTATCTGGCGCAGGTTAGGACGTTTCCCGGCTAAACGAGTCTTGCGGTGGAAGACAACTGACCCTGTTAAGATAGCGATTTACAAGTGGGTGACTGAAATTGGCTAGAATCACTCAATCCCCGAATAGGGGCGAAAAGATCATAGACCAAAACGGCGTTGCGACACAGAAATTCCGCTCATTTCTGCTGGCTATTGATTCGCAGGAAACCACCAATAACACAGAGCAAAGCATTCAAGAGGCCATTGGCAATACATACAGTCAGGGGCCGGTGAGGGCATTTTTCTCCAGACCATCCGTGATAGGTGATATTGAGC